CGACAAGGTGGCCGACTTGGTTGAGGAAATTGCTCAGCCAGCACCTAAACCATCTACCCCTCGACGGAGGGCTAAATCATGACCATCCACAACCTTGGCTCAAAGACCACGGTCTTGGGTCTGCTCCGCAACGACAACGTTGCCTCCACCACGACCGGCTCTGCTGTTGACCTGCAGGGTTACGAGGGCGACATTGCTGTGCTGCTGGACGCCGAAGCCGGCGGTGCTGGCATCACCTACGCCGTCAAACTGACCCATTCGGATACCTCCGGCGGTTCCTACACCGACGTGACTGGTGGCGCGTTTACCACCACCACCGCTAATACCGCTTCCCTTCAGAAGCTGTATGTGAACGTCACCGACATCAAGCGCTTTGTGAAGGTCTCCGTGACCGTGGCAGGCGGCTCTGGTACTGGTGCTGTTGCTGTGATCGGCCTGGCTTCTGCGAAGTACGTCTGATCATGGCGATCACGGAGGATCTGGATATCTTCCTGGCGGACTTTGGCGTTAGCTGCACGGCTGGCGCCACTACCGCTAACGGGATCCTGGATATGCCCAGCCAGGTGATCAGCGATGGAATGGTGCTCACCACCGATTACACGCTGACCGCCAGAACCTCCGCATTTGGCAGTCTCATCCGCGGCGACTCGATCACTGTGGATGGGACTGCTTACACCGTCCGCGAGACGATGTTGATTGACGACGGCAAGTTCGTTCAGCTCGGGATTCAGAAGACATGAGCGGTCCCTTCAAGGTCAACACACGCAGCCAGTGGGCAGCGCAGAATCCTGTGCTGATGGCAGGGGAGCCTGGCCTTGAAAGTCAGACCGGCAACCTGAAGATCGGTGACGGCAGAACGGCGTGGAATACGCTGCCGTATTTCAGCAGTCCAGCAAACTGGGCATCGTTCTGGGATACAACATCGCAGACCGCTACGGCTAATACGCCGACGTCGATCCTGTTGCGGAAGAATGACCTAGACAACCGTGGCATCAAAGTGATCTCGGATAGCCGGATCACGGTTGACCATCCGGGGATCTATAGCTTCACGTTCTCGATTCAGTTCAGCAATACCGACACCAGCATCCACGACATCAACGTGTGGTTGCGCAAAAACGACAGCGGCGCTAGCGGTGATGTGGCCGACAGCGATAGCAAGTTCAGCATCATCTCCAGCCATGGCGGCACGCCTGGCAACGTGATCGGCACCGTGAACTTCATCCTCAAACTGGCGGCGGCGGACTACATCGAGCTGATCTGGGCGACCAGCAACGCCAACGCATACATTCACGCCGAGGCCGCGGCGACCAGTCCGTTCGCGCATCCAGGGATTCCGGGCATCATTTGCACAGTGGTGCAGGTGGCATCGGCATGACAACGAAGCGCGAGTCGATCTTGGCTGGTATCCGCACGGCGCTGACGGGCACCACTGGCGTGAGCACGCGCATCTACCGCAGCAGGGTGGAACCGCTGGCTAGGGGAGAACTGCCGGCAATCGTGGTTGAGCCGATCAACGATGTGTGCGTGCAGTTGACAAGCACGCCAACGCTGGACTGGACGCTCACCGTGCGCATTGCGGTGATCGTGCGTGGCAACATCCCAGACCAAGTGGCTGATCCGATCGTGGAGAGTTTGCACGCGAAGGTGATGGCAGATCTAACGGTCGGAGGCCATGCCTACGACGTGCAACCGACTGGTGTGAGCTTTGATATGCAGGAGGCAGACCAGCCATCTGGTGTGATCTCCTGCGACTTCGTGGTGAAGTATCGGACTCAGGTCGCTAATTTGGCGCAGAGTCCGTAGTAGCTACGATGATGGACGAATACACAGGCCAGGGCGGCAGCTATCTGGTCGACAAGAAAACCGGCAAGCGAAAGCTCGTCGAGCGGACCCAGCCGGCTCCCCATCCACAACCCGAGGTAGCCACCAATGGCCTCAGTTCTGACACGCCGGCGCCTGATTCTGGCGAAGATTGAAAGCACCTACGGCACTGACTCGAGTCCGACCGGCTCGAGCAATGCCATCTTGGTGCGCAACCTCGAGATCCAGCCGTTGGTCGCTGAGACCGTGAACCGCGATCTGGTGCGCCCTTACATGGGGCAAGCCGATCAACTGCTGGCTCAGACCAGGGTCGAGGTGAGCTTCGAGGTGGAGCTGGCTGGCTCTGGCACCGCTGGCACCGCTCCCGCTTACGGTCCGATCCTGAAGGCATGTGGCCTGAGCGAAACGCTGGTGACCAGCACCTCGGCTACCTATGCGCCTGTGAGCACCAGCTTCAGCTCGGTGACCATTCACTATCACGAGGATGGCATCCGCCACAAGCTGACCGGCTGCCGCGGCACCTTCGAGATCAACGGCGAAGTGGGTCAGATCCCCGTGATCAGCTTCACCATGACGGGCATCTACAACGCCCCGACCGATGAGACGCTGCCCACCCCGACTTACGCCAACCAAGCCACCCCGCTGATCTTCAAGCAGGGCAACACCACCAACTTCAGCGCCTTCTCCTACAGCGGTTGCCTGCAGAGCTACAACTTCAGCATGGCCAACGACGTGATCTATCGCGAGTTGGTCGGCTGCGCGAAGGAGATCATGATCACCAACCGGGCGCCCAGCGGCACCATCGTGATCGAAGCTCCGACCATCACGGCCAAGGACTTCTTCACGATCGCTACCGGCAGCAGCACCGGCAGCATCACCTTCCAGCACGGCACCACCGGCGGCAACATCGCCACGGTGACCACTGCTCAGTCCGACCTGGGTAACCTGACCTACTCGGATCAGGATGGCGTGCAGATGCTGAACATGCCGTTTATTGCGGTTCCGACCAGTTCGGGCAATGATGAGTTCAGTCTCGCCTTCACCTGACCTTGGCGTTTGTTCTTAAGCAGTCGGACACCTACTCGTGGCCGATCGCATTTGATATCCCCGTCGACGGTGGCCGTATGCAACGGCAGACCTTCGACGGGGAGTTTCGTCGGTTGAGCCAGTCCCGCATCACGGAGATCGGCGCCCAAATCAAGACCGAGGAGATCACCGATGCTGACCTCGCAGCCGAGGTGCTGGTCGGCTGGTCTGGTGTGACTGATGGCGATGGCAAGGATGTGCCCTTCAGCCAGAAAGCACTGGAGCAGTTGCTCGATGTGCCGATGCTCGCGAGCGCGATCACGGTGGCCTACTTCGAGAGCCTGCAGGGAGCTAAGCGAAAAAACTGATCGAGGCCGCTGAGCATTGGGCAGGCGGTGGCGTTGTGGACGAAACCGCCGACGATGCCGCGGCCTTCGGCTTTGATCTGCCAGATCTGCCGCCGCCACCGGATGAAGACTTTGGGATCTTGCCGGAGAACTGGCTGGTGGTCGAGATGTTCCTGCGGGTGCAGACGCAGTGGCGCACCACGATGAGTGGAGTGATCGGATTGGACTATGCAGCGGTGCGTTGGCTGTTTAAGCTGTACGACGTAGAGGAACCGCGTGCGCTGCTGGAGGATCTTCAAGTGATGGAGGCCGCAGCAATGACGGTGATCAATAAGCAGGGGGCATAGCCATGGCGATGAACATGGAGGCCATGCTGAAGATCACCGCCAACGTGGCGGGTGAGAACAATATTCGGCGGCTTGGCAACTCGATGCAAGGCCTCGAGGGGCGCATCAAGAACGCCAGCATGGCGACCAACCTGCTCTACACCGGCCTCAAGAGTTTGGCCGCTGTGGCAGTTACTGGCGGTGTGGTGGCGTTGGCGAAGTCGGCGATTGACTTGGCAGACGATATGCGCGACCTGTCACAGCGCACTGGCGTCGGTGTGGAGACACTGGGGCAGTTCAAGGTGGCGGCCGAGCTATCGGGCAGCAGCCTCGAGGGTGTGGCGAAGGGACTGACATTCCTAAACAAGAACATGGTGGCCGCAGCCACTGGTACGGAGGCAGCGGCTGCTGCGTTTAAGACCGTTGGCGTTAGCACCACTGAGGCCGATGGCACGCTGCGCAAAGCCGACAAGGTGTTTCTCGATGTAGCCGATCGCTTTGCTCAGTTGCGTGATGGACCGGAGAAGGCAGCACTGGCGATCAAGATCTTCGGCAAAGCTGGCGCCGAGCTGATCCCGATTCTGAACCTCGGCAGCAAGGAGATCCAGCGCTTTGGTCTTGGCATCGGTCCCGACTTCGCCGATAAGGCTGATGCGTTCAATGATCAGCTCGGGATCATGAAAGCACAGGCGACTGTGCTCACCGTGCAGATCGGATCAGCACTCCTGCCGGTGATGAGTGGATTGGTGAGTGTGGTCACGCAGGCGATCACTTTCGTCGGCAATCTTGCTGGTGAGTTCTACAAAGCGATCGGCGGCGCAGCAGGACTCCAGCAGGTGGCTGCTGGTCTGATCAAAACGATGGTGGTGCTCGGCGGCGTGACTGCTGGAGTCTTTATTGCAACCAACATCACAACCTTCGCGACTGCGCTGCGAGGTGTGCTCGGTGTGATGCGCGGCATGTTGGTGCTTGAGCGGGCAATGCTTGCGGTGCAAACGGCACGCGCCGCGGTGCTTAGCTTGATCGCTGGCCTGCAGACTCCTGGACCTGCACAGGCGAAGGCTATTGGTTTGGTGACTGGTGGGGCAGTTGGCATTGGATTAGCTGTTGGCCTCAGCAAGTTGATTGACGACATCACCAAGAAGATCGGCACTAGCTTGCAGGGCGCCATGACGATGCCCAACATCCCGACACCTCCGCCCGGCACGACACCGGATCTGAGCGGCTTGCGAACGGGCGCTGGCGCAAAGCCGAAGAAAGCAGAGGAGATGAGCCAGAAGCTGTATCAGCTTGAGCTAGATCTGCTTGAGGCGCAGCGGAAGGAAAACGAAACGCAGGTCGCTTCGATTAAGTACGAGATTGCTCAGCAGAAGTTTGCGGAGAGCAAGCTGAAGAACCGCAATGATCTGCTCGAGCTAGCCAAGGCAGAGCGGCAATACATGGAAGACATTGCCGACATAGCGACGAAGACCGGCGCCGCTGTTGCGCAGGACTTTATCAAGCGCAACCAACTGCAGGAGGATTACAAGCGTACTGTGGAGGAGCTGCAGATCAAGGCTGGCCTGATCACTGGCGATAAACTCAAGCAGGTCGAGATCGACCGCGAACTGCAAACGATCCTCGAACGCCTGCCTGGTCTGACTCAGGCGCAGATCGACAAGTTGAAGGATTTAGTTGCGGCCAGCAAGCGAGTTAAGGATGGCTTCGGTGACACCTTTGGCGAAAGCCTCAGGCAGTATTACGACAGCCTCAAGAACTTTGGCGGACAGGTTGCCGATTCAGTCAAGGGCGCCTTCCAAGGTCTCGAGGATCAACTGACCAGCTTCGTCACCACCGGCAAAGCGAACTTCACCGATCTGGCCAACAGCATCATCGCTGACATTGCTCGCATTGCGATTCGGCAGGCCATCATCAGACCGCTGGTGGGTGGTGTGTTCGATCTGTTCGGTATCCCTAAGAGCGCCATGGGCAACGTCTTCGCCCAGAACGGCATCCAGAAGTTCGCCCGTGGCGGTATCGTCGACAAGCCGACGATGTTCCCCTTCGCCAATGGCATCGGCCTGATGGGCGAGGCCGGACCTGAGGCAATCATGCCGCTGCGTCGCGGCCGTGATGGGCGCCTCGGTGTGCAGGCTGCTAATGGCGGCGGTGGTGTGAGCGTGGTGGTCAATGTTGACGCGAGCGGCACCAGCGTTCAAGGTGATAACGCCAAGGGTGCCGAGTTCGGCCGGGCGATCAGCGAAGCCGTCAAGAATGAGATCGTGATCCAGAAGCGCCCAGGAGGCTTGCTCAACTAATGGCCACCTTCACCTACACGCCCAGCTTCGAGGCCACTGAGATCAGCAAGCCGAGGGTGGTCACTTTCGAGGCAGGTGATGGTTACCAACATCGCGTCGGTTTCGGCTTGCATCGCAATGGGAAGGAGTGGCAGCTCAACTTCCTAAATCGCACCGACACTGAACGCGACAACATTGTCGGCTTTCTCGATGCCCGAGCTGGCGTTGAGAGTTTCGACTGGACACCACCTCGAGGCACTGCTGGTAAATACATTTGCAGGGAGTGGCAGACCACATTGCGTTCCTGCAACTTCAATAACATCAGCGCCACCTTCGTTGAGGTGTTCGAGCCGTAGCCATGGCGATACCCGTTTCAGAACTACAGAAGATTGCGCCGAGCAGCATCATCGAGCTATTCGAGCTGCAGCTTGTTACTGCTCTGCATGGCAGCAACACGATCTACCGTTTCCACGCTGGCAGCAATATGAACGCCAATGGTGAACTGGTCTGGAATAGCAACAGCTATCAACG